AGCAGAGCTCGGCCGACGTCGATGGCGAGCGCACGGGCCTGGTTGGAGGCCAGCTTCCACTGGCCGGTGACGGTGTCGGTCTGGAGGGCGTACGCCTTCTGCGTGGCTTCGGCGCGCGCCACTTCGCTGGCGATGCCCGCGTAGGTGTTGGCGTAGTTCTCTCCCCCCGCGGAGGCCAAGGCAAGGGCGGCACGTGTGGCGCGGATGTCCTTCCACATGTTCGAGATGCCCTCGGCGGTGTTGCCCGCCGCCCCGTTGAGCTTGTTCACGACCACGTACAGGCCGTCCTGTTCGACGGCGGAGGCGGCCGACTCGTAGCCCAGGTCCTTGATGGCCTGCTTGAGGTCCTGCGTCGGCTTCATGACGCGGGTGAGGAGCATGTTCAGGGCCGTCACGGCCTCGGCCGCGGGGATGCCGGTCAGCGTGATCGCGGCGAGTGCGGCGCTCATGTCGTCGAATTCGACACCGGCCGCCGCCGCCATCGGTACGACGTCACCGAGCTGCTGCGCAAGCTCCTCGAAGGAGATGACGCCGTAGTTGACGGTCTGGAACATCACGTCCATGACGTCGCTGGCGTCGGACGCCGACATGCCATACGCGTTCAGCACCCCGAGAACAGCGCGGGCAGAAGTCTCCGTCGTAGTCAGGCCCGCCGACGCGCCCCGAGCCGCGACCTGGAGGATCTCCATGGCGTCCGCGCCATCGAAGCCCGACGAGACGATCTGATAGAGGCCGTCGGCAAGTTGGTCGGCGGTCTGCGGCAGCTCGGTGGACAGCTCGACGATCTGATCGGTGAAGGCTCCGACGTTCTCGGAGGTGATCTGCTGGGAGATCGTCAGCACGTTGGCCATCGCCCGCTCCAGCGAGATCGCCTGAGCCACGCCAACACCAAGAGCGGCACCGATGAGCAGACCGTTCTTCGCGGTCCGCGCAGCCTGGGCGCTCCGCGCGGCGGCCAACTGGGCTTCAGCCCGGGCGACTTGCTGTGCCTGGCGCTGCGCGTTGCGCGCGGCGGTGGTCTGTACCTCGTCCCGCATCCGGACTGCGGACAGGGCACGGGCGTCGGCCGAAGCCGCGAGGCCAGTGGCGCGCGTCGCCGTGGCCTGGGCCGCAGCCGCGCGCCGTTGAGCTTCGGCGTGTTCCTGGGCGGCGCGGGCGGCGGCTGTCTCAGCCGCCGCGGCGGTACGTGCGGCGGCTGCGGCCCCGGCGCCCACCGTGGCCTGAGCGCGGGCGTTCATCGTCTGTGCCAGGGCCTGCGCCCGTGCGGCTCGTTCTCCCGTCGCGGCGACCGCAGCCTGTTCCGCTGCCGTACGGCGGGCCGCTGTCGCCGCCACGGCCTGTGCGCGGCCGGCGCGTTCCTGGAGCACGGTGGTCCGCTGCACGGCCTGAGCCACCTGCGCCTGGGAGCGAACCATCTGCGCGGACGCGGCTACTTGGGCGCGGGCCAGATTGTCACCGGCCACGCGTACCTGGTTCAGCCGGGCGGCCGTTCCGTCCAACTGCCCGTCAAACGCACGGAGTTGGGTGGCCCCCTGCCGCAGACCGGTGGACAGACCACCGGTGGACGCGAGCAGGTTGACGTACAGGGTGTAGGCACCAGCCACGTCAGGATGCCTCTCTGGGCCTCAGCCCGATCTTGAGCCCCCGCGCATCTGGTCCATCAGGAATGTGTTCGCGCTCCATCTCGATGACCTCGCAGCCCACACAGCGGTGGGGCTCGGCCACGTACGCGAAGCGGTCGCCGCCCTGGCTCTCGTCCCACTCCGCCGCCCGGGTCCCGCAGGTCTCGCAGACGCTGCGCTGGTACGCGAGGTAGGCCATCGCCTTCGCCCGGTCCAAAGCCGTCCACCGGCCGTCCCCCGCACCCGTGAACTGCGAGTGCGGGAGTCCGTAGGCGTGGCACAGCTCCATCTCGGCCCTGAACTGGGCGTCGGCGATCAGCCTTTTCCCAGGTCGGCCCTCATGGTCTGGTTGACCAGCAGCGCGGCCGTGAACAGAGCCTTGGCGTCCGCGTCGCTCCAGCTGTCGAGGAGTTCCTGCGCCTCCGCCTCGCTCATGCCGTCCACCGAGGAGGCCGAGACGAGAGCGGCGGGGAAGGTCTCGACGTTGTACTCGTGGCCGAGATCCGCCTGCTCCTCTGTGGGGGCGTGCTCGCGAAGCAGTTGCTCCCAGGCGGGTCGCGGCAGAGCCCGGAAGGTGAGCTTGAGGGTCCCGGCTGCCAGAGCTAGCCGGGCCGCGTCCAGCGCGGCCTGGGCCGCTAGCACATCCGGCTGAGCGAGCGCCCAGCTCTCACGCTCGTCGGCTGGTACCTCCATGTCGGAGGCACGGCCAACGGCGCTGGTGCGGGCCTTCGCCATGTCGAGCGCCACATCGGTCACTCGCTGCTTCAGGTCCTGGTCGTCGAGGAAGGACACGGCGCGCTCGGGAAGTCGACGAGCCCGCAGACGGGCCATCTTGGCCGCCCAGTGCGGATCGCGGGCGACGGCATCGGCCGGCGGTTCAACGAAGGTCGTAGTCATGCAGCACCCCCGCCGATCAGGCCGCGGCCGGGACGGCTACGTCCTGGACGGGCTTGCCGGTCACGTTGAAGCTGACCTTGAACTTCGCCGGCTCGGAGGCGGTCGTGTACGTGCTCGACCGGGAGCCGACGCGCACCGGGAAGATGTCCATGGACTGCGACGCCGGGATGTCGCCCTTGCGGAGGATGACCACGTAGCCCTCGGTCCCCTTGGCGAGGAGCGTCTCCAAGGCGTTGTCGACCTTGTCCTCGTAGAAGGTGAGGCTGGAGTTGTCGGCCTTGTCCTCACCGGGGATGTTGCCGGTGAACTCGGTCGCCAAGTCCGGTGTATCGATGGGGGTGTTCTCGACGGCGAAGCCCTCGATGTCGCTGATGGCCGGGGACAGGTCGGTCCCGTTGGTGCCGCCGAGCTCCGGACGGATCGGGATCAGTTCCTTCGAGACGATGTCCTTCAGGAAGAAGAACTTCGTGGTGCCGCGACGGGTGAACCGCTGCTGTGACACTGATTCTCGCTCTCCAGGAACCGGTGTTCCGGAGCGCGCACACGCCGGGCCGGTCCCCATGAAGGGGGAATCGGCCCGTGCCGGGTGGCCGGGCGTCCGCGAGATGCCTCCGCGGTGAGGTAGCTGGAAACGTCAGGACCCAAGAGTGGTCACAGTGAGGACGTACCGCTGCACATAACTGTATACGCCACCGCTGACAGACATCCCTTCCTCTTTGTCCAGCTCGCGGTCGATCACGATGTAGCCGGTGATGGTGATGGCGTTGACGTAGGACCCGCTCAAGCGCGCCAGGAGCGCGGTGCGGACCTTGTCGGCCATCCACTCAACCTGTTCGGCGGTTGAGGCGACCGAGGTGACCTGGACGAGCACGCGGGCGTCAGCGTCGCCGTCACCGTACGGCGGGCCGCTCGTAGTCACGCCCAGCGGGTAGAGGACGCTGTAAGGAATCGTGGCCCCGGTGGGCGTACTTGATGCCGTGGGGGCGGTCCCATACCCGCAGCTTCGGGCGGTCGCTGTGGCCAGTGTCTTCTGGATCGCAAGAGACACTTCCCTGCCGGAGACGGGCACTACTCCTCCTCTTCTCCGGGCGTGGTGATCTGTCGCCGGGCGGCGTAGCGGTCGCTCACGAGTCGTCGTCGATCGTGTCGCCGAGCGCGGCGATGAACAGCGGACGGATTTCCTCGACAGCTGGCCCGACGTGCGGGTAAGGGGGCTGGTTGTAGATGCGCCCCAGGCTGTCTGCACCGACGAAGCCGTACTCCAGGCGTCTGCCCTGGGGCTTGTTCGTGCCGACGACCGCCGTGACGGAGAGCCCGTCCGTGGACACCTCGTGCGTCCAGGAGCGCCGGTAGTCGCCCGTGGGCGCGTTCGGGCCCGGCCTGCCGCTGGCCTTGGCCTTGATCCTGGTCTCCAGCAGCATCGCGTAGTGCTGGACGGTGGCCGTGACCTCGGGCAGAGTGCGCGCCGCCCTGGCGTCGAGCTGCGCGGCGATCTGGAACGCATTGGAGTAGGCGCCCGCCAGAGGGTGGGCGTTGGGGTGCGGATTCGGCGAGGGCGCCACTGGCTCACTGCCCGTCTTCCGGGGGTTCCGGCTCGCCCCACTGGCCAAGGGCCCATTCCCGCATCAGGGCGAGCATGGCGCGGGTCAGCTCGTGCGGGCGGCCGTCCATGAGATCGTGACGGTCGAGCGCAGCCTTCTCCAGTTCGGCGGGACTGATCGCGGACAGGAACGCGGCGGCCGCCGGGCCAGGGTCCGGCGGGTCACCGATGACGACGTGCGCCAGGCCTTCGAACACACCCGTCGCCGTAGATCTCGGAGAGAGTTCGATGACCATCTGCGGTATGTCGCCCGCGCGGTGGGCCAGTGAGTAGGCAGCGAGGTCCCAGGAGATGTCGTGACCGCCGATCTCCACGACGGCGGTATGCCCCTGCCCGGTGACGCGCACCGACAGGGGCTCACCCTCAGGAGAGATAGGTTTCTCACTTTGATGTGTTGGCACCTATATGAGGTTACGGGCATCCGCTGACAGTCCAGCTCGCCCGGCGTCTACGGAGGGGTGATCTCGTCGAGACGGGTCACCCGAACAATCTCGACCGTGGACGCCTCCGACGGGTCGAGGACCTGCCACACCCGATTCACTGTCGCCGCGTGCTCGCCCGCTGCGACTACAACTTCCACACGGTCGTACCGCACGGGAACGGGCGCCGAGATCGGAGTGAGGAGCCGATACCAGCTGACC